CGTTAATCAATCAGAACCGATTGCACTATGGCTATCACTACGCCAGGAATCATGCCACGCGCATGTTGTGCAGGAATACGTTTGAACAGTTCATGATGGACTATGGCCATCTAACGGAAAACGTGCAGAATAATTTCTATGCAGTGTCAGAAGACGAAAGCTTGTTGGACGCAGAAACGATTCGCCTTATTTTTAAAGATTGGCCACACGCGGAAGCCGATGCGAACTTCCTTAATCGTTCCTCACTGCTTCTACATACCATTGAGAAATATATTTCTCCAACTGCCGCTGGCAATTACTTTGATGAGCTATTGGCTCCCATTGCGAGAAGGGATGAAATCAATGACAATTCACTTGCTTTTTTGAAGCAAGATTATGATTTCGTCATTGATTGCACAAACAATTCCTTGCTGCCAATTCTTGATGGGGACTATTTTGAGGCAGTGGCAATGTTTGTTTATCGTCCCATCAAAACGCCCCCATTCGGCGCACTCACTTTTATTGATGGCGAGCTGTTCTCCATCTATCCATACGGATCTTCAATGTTCTCGCTGAGTCATGTGAAGCTTGGCGTTATTGAGCAAAAAGAAACAAATTGTTTCAGCAAAAATTATGGTCAACTGAAGGAAAAGCGCCAGCTAATCGAGGATCACGTGGTGCGCTACTGGTCCGAGTTTCATGATTATTTTAAATACGCATTCCTTGTGGTATCAATTAAAGCAAAATGCAAAAACGCCAGCGCTCAACGCGTTCCCATTTTTAGGCAACAGGATAATCTGCTGTCTTTTTACACTGGCAAAATTCAAGGCATCTATGCCATCGAAGAGATGGCAAAAGAAGCCATGTTTCAAGCGTAAATGCTGCGGAACAGCGGATAGTCGCGCATATTCTTCTTGGCTTGAAATAGCTCGCGCACAATCGCGCCCTCGTAGTTAATACCATCAAGCATTCCCTTAATTTGCCTGTGCTCGTATTTATTTAGCAGCGGTCCATTGTCAGTGTCGCTGATATGCACGTGAGCAATGTATGGCCAATAATGATTCAGTAGCTTTTTAGGGCTATCGCCTTGAAGCCAAGCGTTATTCGTGTCAAGCATCGTCTTAACATTCTTCAAATTGCAAAAATCAATGTGATTGACAATCTCGTTGACTGTGAAGAAATAAGAGCCTCCGTAGCATTTCGCTACAGGCTCAATGCAAAGAATGGCTCCATTTGCATCCAACACTGCATCCATGCGCTTCAGAACATTCATCAAACAGGAAGGACTTCCCTTTCTCAAGCCGGGGCTACCTAGTACGAAGCGCTTGATTCCCATGAGGGAGCCAAGGCTGATCACTTTTAACAAATGCTCGGACACTGCTGCAGTGTCTTCAAAGCTTTGCACGTTACTTTGAAAGAATAAAGCCTGCGCCGAATAGGCCCATAGCCCATAGCTTTCGCGGTATTCTTTGGCAATATCGGCATAGTCTTTGTTTTGAGCAAAGATACGCGCAGGAATAATTTCTAGCACATTAAACGCTCCAGCATTTGCGCTTAAAATCTGCTCCTCCTCTTCATCCTTCCAGCCGATAGCGCTAATTCCAAGCATTGATAAAAGCCTCCATCTTCTTCATTATCTTCGCCTTGTCATATTTATATGGAGGAATGTTGTATTCAATGCGTGGTCCACTGCCTACTTTCGCGTCAGGGAAGAAGCGTTCAACGATTTCCGCTGTTTCAATGGGAGCTGTGTAAAATTCGTTCGTAGTGCCACTAATTGCTTTCTTCGTGTCCTTCCATAGATCATCTAAACAATACCATTGATAGGCAGAGTTTGCATTGATCTTCTCCACATTATTGTTTGTCAATAGATCAAACAGAATATTCTTCTTAATAAGGCGATGAAACAATGCAGGAAGGCGAATGATTGTCACCACTGAATCAAGGAATACCGCCTTCACGAGCATTTCAAAGATGTAGCGATTGGTGCCGTAGTCAATAGCAAAAATTTCAGGCGTGCCGTCTGCATAATACGCTGTTTGCCCATGCACGTCAATCGTTGAATAAACAATGACTTCCGCTGGGCTTGGAAGATGTCGGATGTTTTGAATGATGTTATTCATATTGTCAAAGTCGTCCAGTGGCGCAGCGTTTGCTTTCCATTTCTCCGCTGGCATGCAAGCCAAGTACAGCCTTTCAATGGGCTCCTTAAGCAGTGGAGCCTCGTGAATGTTTTTGGAATGGAAGCAGGCGCCAAACTCATGCGCCTCACGGAGCACTTGTCCAATGAGACCCGTGCTGCCAACTAAAACGTCCATCTCAAACTGCCACAGTCGGCGCTTGCTGTCGGAAGTATTTTACGGTGCATCGGCAGTTAGCACGGCATGCGCAGCGTTGCCCAGGAAGAGGCAAGCTTCCAATGGGGACCATGCCACGAGCCGCATAGTCAAGGCAATCTTGGCAATGCTTCGCCTGGGAATCAAGGATGCGTCTCATTAGAGAGTATCCTTGCTTTTCTTGACGAATACTGGCGCCTTCCCAAAAACTACCTCGCACGCTCTGAGCATACAGCCCGATACGAGCAAGAGCCATGGCACTAGAAACGCGGCCATCCAAAAGATCGCGAGCAAAGCCCTGTAAGTAAGCATATTCCACACGGAGACGCTGCCCGATGCGTCCCCAATCGTTTGCCCGCATGGTTTCTCGTCCACCATTGCCGATAATTGCTGCCTGTACGTGGACAAGCTTAAGCGCTTCCCTTACGCTTCCTTGCCATTGGTCCAGCGTAATATCACCAGCGCCAAGCATACGTGTAAAACGCCGTAGCTCAGCGCCAAGCTTGTTAATTCGACCATCCACCAATGCTTCCACTGCGCGAGCGCTGAGAAAGCGTCCATTAGCGCCGCGATACCGACCACTGATAGGGTCGTAACGCCAGGATGATTCATCAAAACGAACAATGGCTTCAGAAAATTGAGAGAGATCATTGAGGCTGGACATCCTCTGCCTCCAGAATGTCTTTGAAGCGCTCAGGCGCTTCTTCTTTCCATTGGCTCAATGCAGCGGAAATGTCTTCTTCATCAATCAGAGAAGCCTCGTCGATATCAGCAAGAATGAGCCCGCTGGTTTTCAATGGCTCGATTGCGTCTGTTTTGCTGCTGACCATTTTTGCTGGTCCTTTCCGCTCGGGATCGGGATCTGCTGCACGCTTACGACGCACAATGGTTTGACGCTCTTCTTTGCTCATCGCTTGAGCTTTTGCCCGAGGAAGACACTTGGGTTTGCCTTCTTTTTCTTCACGAGCGCCACAAGGCCCAAGAATTTCGCCGTTAGCGCCAATCCTCACCCATTTTTCCTTGAACCATTTATCAAGATCATCGGCGTGCAACTCACCTTCATCGCTTTTAAAAGCACCGCCCAATGAACCATGCTTTTTCTTGTACATTTGCTTGTACTGCTGCACGACATAGCCACTTGCATAGGCAGATGGCCACACTTTGAACTTAGCCTTAGCGGCACTTACCGCACGAGAATGAAGCTCCTTGTCAGTGAAAGTCACGTCGCCGCGAATCTCTTCTAAGTCACGGGGTAGAAAAAGACCAGCAGCATCTTCTCGGCTATCTTCTACTTCCCTGCTTCCATCCATGGGAAGCGTGCCATTCTCTTCGTCCAAAGGATCGCGACCGCCTGGCGGCACTGCTAGCTTCCCACCCCCAGACTGAGTGGAACCACCCCCGCCTTGAGTGGAACCTGCGGTTTGGGGCAGCTCACGAACAACAGACGGATCGAGCATGAGTTCCATGCTCCACTCAGAACCGCCGTAACGGGCGTCTGCCACTTCCTTGGGACTCAGTACACCCAGTTGAATGTAACGGCCGTCTACGGCCGCCACACGAGCCCGCACGTCAGCCATTTCGCGCTCATTAAGCTCAAACAATGGATTAAAGGAGATGCGCCATGAGTCGGGCATTTCTCCCTTGGTCGGCCCCTCCTTGCTCAGCATGATGTATTCCATCAGCTTCTTCATGGGACGCTTGAAATGGACGCTTTGATAATCAGAAAGCATCTTGGCGAAATCACGCTCTTCGCTACGGCCAGTGGAACCAAGTCCGCTCGGGCTTTCACCAAACAACACTGTATGAGGAATTTTGCTGGCGCCAATAATATCCACGCGCAGCTTTTCAAGGATTTCTCCAATGCCTCCGAAATTGCGACTAATAAATTCAAGCTCTTCCTTTTCAGCGTCAATCGCATAGCCGCGATAAATGCTCTTACTCATATCATTCACTTGCAGGCGGTCGCGAATGGAGTTTTCTTTGCCAGCGGCAAGCATTGCCGCCAAGCCCCTCACTTTATGAACAAAAATATCAAACTCAGTGAGGAGAGTGGCAGCAGAATTGAGGCCAGTCCAATAATGACGGAAACTGTCATAAACAGTTTGCAAACTGCTCATGCCCCAACCATAATTACGCTGCCTTACGCGATAAGGCAGCCAGTCACCATCAAACCGCAAAATCCTATCTTTGTGAATATAAGAAAGCGTGGGCTCGTTAATCAAATCTCCAGAGATGATCTGATAATAAGTGGCTTTTGAATAGTCGTAGAGGTTTTCTTCGTTGATAACTGGGGCAATTTGCCAGCGATCAAGGCATTCAATTTCTTCGATACGACGTATGTTGCGTTTATCGACAGGCATGTAAGCGGGACGCCCATCGTCAATAAAAAGAAGTAGACAAGCACCCCCGTAAAGGCGGGAGTTCTTGGCTGCGAGGTTGAGGTGTTCGAGGATGTAGAGGTCTTCAATCGTTTGCTCAATGCCTTGTACTTCCTCGGCTCTTACACCATCACCACCAAACAACACTTTAAAGCCCTTTCTCGTGGCCTGGTCTGCGTAGATATCAACAATGCGGCGGGGAAGCCATTCGCCATAGAGATTTTCAAGCTCTTCTTGAGCAAGGAAGACAGTGGCAGTGGTTTTAGTGTATTGCGCCTTGTCACGACCAGTGCCCATGCCAATCAGCACGTTTTGAAGGCCGTCCGCGCGAATGCCACCAGCAGTGGCATGCCCTAAATCAATTGCTTCGCCTTCCATAACGAACGCTGATGGCTATGTTGTATTGCTTTCAGTCTAATTCCTGGATACATTGGTCGTAGAAGCTGGCCATTATGGACTGGTTAATGCCTGTCACTTTTGCTTTCACTCCCGATCAACGACAGCGTGCTCGCGCTGAAGCCTTTCGCAGGCAGGCTATTAACGAGCAGCAATGCAGAAAAAGCCGAAACAATGGTGGGGAAAAGGCAGAAAAGGGGGAACTGGCTCTTCGCTATCACATGCTCGGAGCCGCAGGCGAAATGGCAGTGGCAGTAATGCTTGGAATGGAAGACCAGCTTTATCAGGAAACAGAAGCACAGCGCGGCTCTTTTGATCTTCCTCCCAATATTGACATCAAAACTCGCTCTAAGCATTATTACGATTTGATAGTGCAGCTTGACGAAAGTCCAGATAAGATATTGGTGCTTGTCACAATTCAACATCGTATTACGCTCATCCATGGCTGGATACAGGCCAATGATGCGATGAAGGAACAATGGAAGAAAGATCCGGCGGGTGGGCGCCCCGCTTATTTCGTTCCTAAAACTGAACTGCAGTCGTTATCGACTTTGAAACAATGCTTAAATGCTCAGACTTTGCGAAACACGCTCTTGGCTTAGAACTTTATCCAGCTCAAGCTCGTATTCTGGATGATTTCTTTCAGCCAAGAAAATCGCATGCAGTGTGGGCATTGGGACGAAGAAGTGGCAAAACATTAATGGCCGCCGTGGCATGTATTTATATGTGCTTCGTCCTTGAAGAAGAATATCGACGTAAGGTACGAAAGGGGGAGCGATGGTATGTGGTGACAGTGGCAAACAGTCAGGACCAGGCCCGCATCGCCCTCAACAACATCCGTCAATTAATCATCGAGAGCCCCTTCGCTCAAGAAATTGTCCGCGAAACTGCCGACATCATTGAACTAAGCAACAATTGCGTGTTTAAGGCTATCCCAACATCGGGCCGTGCTGCTCGTGGTCTTGCTTGTGCCGGAGCAGTGTTTGACGAACTTGCTTTTGCCACTGAAGGCGACGCAAACAGTGGAGGCCGGGGCATTTATGACGCACTCTCTCCTGCCATTGCTCAGTTCGGCGGGAAAGGACGCATCCTTGAACTCTCTTCTCCATGGCTCACTGCCGGCATCTTCTACCAGCATTTCAAAGAAGCATCATCAGGACGCTTTCCTTTTATGCAAGCGATTAATCTCCCAACGTGGGAGATGAATCCAAGCATTTCGCAAGAGTTTCTTGACGCAGAGAGACAACGAGATCCCGAGAAATTTAAAGTTGAATACGGAGCCCAATTCGCCAGTAATCTTTCCGCGCTGGTGAATAGTGATGTGATTGATGCCTGTATTGATGATCGCCGTGCAGCATTACCACCACGTCCTGAATTCCAAGGAGCTTATGTCCTTGCCCTTGACCCCGCCCGTGGTGGCGTTGGCCGTGACGACTACACTGCTTGCATTGTTCACTATGAAAACGGCACTCTCGTCGTGGATAAGTTCCATTCGTTCGTAGCTGATTTTGAAATCAATGGAAGGATGGAAGTTAATATCAATGCAGTGGAAGATTGGATTAAGGAACAACATCGCCTATATGTTTTTGACACCATTGTGATGGACCAGTTCAATAGTGCTGGCACCATCCAAAGCTTGGCCAGTGATTTGCCCATCACGGAACTAACTTGGACAGTTAGTTCAAAAATGAAAGCTTTTAGCAAAATGCGAGAGCTGTTCAATGCAGGGCAAATTAATGTCTATCGCCATGAGAAAGCAATTATGCAGCTCAAGAATCTAACTGTGGTGTATAAACCGAGCGGACAATGGAGCGTGACTGGTGGTAAAGCTACTGGCATTGACGACTTGGCATTTGCAATGGCTGGCGCCATTCTGGCTGCAAGTAAAGATGATGACATTGGCTGGATCGAAAGCTTAATCTCCTAGTATGATTTTCAAACAATAGTTCCGTCATGAAGTGACTTATTGCAAATTAACCATACAGGAAACAAA